CATTGATCTAATTGACCATGCTGGAATTTAGAAACATGTTTATTCAGACCAATCTCAGACATAAGATACTCCATCTTATCTAAGATTAAATCTAAAGCTTCATCACCATCTACATGAGGTGCTAGTTTTCTAGTTGCTTCTGCTATATCTGAGATCTCTCTACCTAAAGTATCCATTACTCTAGCAGATGCTTGCATTATACCTTTACCTAAATATCTATCAGATAAATCACGTAAACCATATAGTGCAGCTTCATATTGATCAGCACTGGTATATTCTTGTCTGAAGAGACCTTCCCCTAAATCAAGGATGCGTCTATTATTTAAGAATAAATTCTTTACATCATCAATGTTATCAGCATGGATTATACTTCTATATATCTTCCAGGCAGTTTCATTCATATCTTTATTAGTATATTTATTACCATCTATAACAGCATTAAATTTACCAGTATTTTCAGAAGCTTCAGAAATTCCTAAAACAGTTTCTCTAGCAGTATTAGCTTTATCACCTTCTGTAATAAGAGGTGAAGGTGTACCAACTACATTACCATTCTTAATAGCAGTTGTGTCTGCCATATTCCTAGCGACATTACCTGCAGGTATGGATTGTTTAGGAGTACCGTTACCATATACATCTGGATCCCAGTCTACTTCATCAGGAGAATTGTTTAGTTTTCTAGAAGCTATATCATCAACTTGATTAGATTGAGTGCCTTCAGCATGTTTGATATAATCTTCAATGTTATTATGTTTCTGGATTTCTTCTACTAATAAACCACGTTTAGCAAGTAATGAAGATCTTTGAGTTTGATCTAGTGTACCCCCTTGAAGTGCTTCATCAATTAAAGCTATTTCTTTTAAACCCTCATCACTAGCATTCAATGAGATCTGAGCATTTTTATATTGTTTTGCTGTATCATCTAATGGGTTATACCATCTTAATGTAGGTTTACCAGCTTGTAACCAATAACCTAATATGTTCGTAGCAACAGAAAGAGGACCAGCCTCATACATGTTTTTCATTTTACGAACAGCTGGACTATCACCATCTAAAGTGACAAGCCAATCTGGTAAAGGCACAGCTCCATCAGGACCAAATACTGAGGGAAAGGCATCTACTAATGCTCTAGAAGCGTTATCTTCTTCTCCAACATCACTGAGTCCTATTACACCTACATCTAATGCTCCATATGCACCTATGTTTGCTAATGATTTAGCTAACACTGGCATGTTTGAAGAGCTTAAAGCAGGGTTAAGTTTTGAAGCTATAGCTTTAGAACCTATTAAAGTAGGTACTACAATATTAGATAATGTCCTTACAGTCTCTAATACAGGACTTTGATATTCAGTAGCTTCATCCCATTTATTATCTATATATTCTCCACCTGGTAAATTACCAATTACATCCATAGGAAAATCTATAATACCTTTACCTATAGCTGCAGGTATTGCAGATGGTGAATCTAGTGCCCCTTGATTACGAAAACCAGCTAATGTATTTTGAAGAAAATTATCTTTAGTAAAATCTTCATGTGATTTACCGTAATATTTCTGAAAGAACTCCTCACGTGCAGCATCTTTAGCTTCACCTTCAGGCATGTTCATGAATTTACTAGCATCAACTGCTTGATTACCTTTTACAGCTCTGTTAGCAAAGCTTAAAGCTTTATCAACAGGAGACATTACAGCATTTTTTACACTTTCGTTTGCTTGTTCATCAGCAGTTATAGGTTGTAAATCACCTTTAGCTTCGTTTTCTTCTTTGGTAGCTGGTTCATATACTTTTCTAGAACCCTTAAGTTCTTTATCACTTTGACTATCTGCATATCTTTGGGCAGCATCTCTGTAATCATCTACTGACATTTCAGGATCTCTATTTATATCTGACATAATTAATTCCTCTTATAACATGTGGGGCGTCCTGAATATGCTCCAGGTTGATTAATGTCAGTGACATAACATGGTCTGAATAATCTACGACCATTCTGATCTACAGCCATATCTAAAGCATCGTTTAAAGGTGAACCAGGTTTTGGATGTATTAGATCTTTACCATTTAAAATACTTATTGTATTATAATTTGATATATCCTTATTAGGTATAATTTGATCTGATTTTATTTCTAAACCCTGATCTTTAGCCCATGATATAACAGCATTTAATCTATTACCAACAGCTGCTGGATAAGAATGTTCACTATGAGCAAACCCAACATCAACTGTATTACCAGCACGAGAAAGTTTTAGATGATCTGCACCATTATTTATAGCTGAAGCAAAACCAGCTAAACCATTTAAGGTTGCTATATCTGTAGCTTTATTAACAGCATTCACCCAATTAGCTCCTATAGGATTTATAGCTAAAGTCATCTCTTTTGGACCCATCCCAAGCTTTGCCCAAGGCACTGATTTCTCGTCAGAGATTTGTACTTTACCATCATTTACTAACATTACTTGATGATAAAGATAATCTTTTAAAGGTATCCCTAATAATTTTGCAGATTCTCTTACAGTAGATGGTATGTGAACATAAGATCCGTTCCTCAAATCTTCGATCACTGGAGCTAAAGTAGCCTCACTATGTTGTAATTTTCTTTGATACAATAGTGGATCGTTAGCATGATCTTTTTTAATATCTTTAGGTGATTTCGGATCTAGAGTATTATCAGCAATACCCATATATTTAGTGAAAAATGCTTGATCACCTTTATTCCCTGAGACGTCTGATCCTGTTACATGTAACCAATGAGTTGGATCATCTTTCGCTTTTTTTCTTTCCTCTTGCAACCAGTCATCGGCACCTGCCTTAGCTGTAGCAGGATCTGTTTTACCCACTAATTTATTAAATTCTTTAATATATCTATGTGTTGTTTCAGCTACTGCTAATTTTAAAGTAACAGGTGCTATACCCTTAATAGCCTGTACACTCTCTAAACCTAGATCAGTTTTTGCAATACCTTCTATCTCTTTATTTAAATCTTTGAAATTTATACCAGCTTGTTTAAGCTTTTTAATACCTGGAAGATACTTCTCAGCATATTCTTGTCTCTTTCCAGCATCGCTTTGAGTTAGAATTACATTAATTAATTCTTCAGTTTCACTGTTTTTATAAAGATGTTTTACTAATTGGTCTGTAGTAGCTGTATCTTTATTTTGTAAAGTATTCCATTCTAGTTTTTGTATATAGTCTAAAGTCTTAGGATTAGCTGCATGTTCTATTTTAGCAGCATCAAACCATTCTAAAATTGTCCCAGGATTACCGTCAAGTTCTTTTAGGACTGCTTCATTTAAACTACCTTCAAAATTATCATCGTCTGGTTGAGCAAAAACACTCTGAGTAATTTTCTGTAAACCTTCTTGGTCTCTACCTTCAGCTTTAGCAGTTGCTCTATTTTTTCGAGCATTAATAGCAGCTGATCTTTTATTAAGCCAACCGTCTGATTGAAGTGGATAAGTTTCTCTCCAACTTTTACCACTTTTATGAGCTTCCCAAACTCCGTTTTTCATGCGTCCAGCAGGTTGATCTAGTAAAGCATCAAATTCTGTCTCACCTATACGGGGATCTTCAGCATAATAATTAAAGATTTTATCCCTTACTTCTGCATCAGTATAAGCTACATTTGTTTCTGTATTTGCTAAAGTACCAAAATTTAACATTTGAGTTGCAATGTTTTCTTTACTCTGATCAGTTCGTATACTATCAAAAATAGTTGCCTCCTGTTCCAAAGACAGAGCTTCGTTTCTATCTTTCTTCTGCTTTTCATTATGAGTAACACGGGTCTTTAGTAAGGATCTTTGCAACTTCATTGCTTCTGGAGCTGAAGAATTCCATAGACCATTTGCTCTTAAATAACCTTCAGCCCATGCATTATAACCTTTATTATAACTTTTAACAGAAGTATGGTCTATCTTATTGATTAGATTACCGTTCTCATCGACTTTAGCTTGCCATTCTTCAAAATTTAATTTTGCACCTCCAGCCGCTCTTTTTGCACGAGCATTAAACTTAGAATACTTACCACTAAATCCTAAGTAATGCCACATCAAACTTGCTTGATTTGGTACACCTGTTGAACTTTGATCTAAATATTCTAATTGACGCATATACTTGTTTTTCTCAGCTTCACTAGTTGCGTCCTTTAATTTTGCTTCAATAACTGCTTTAACTGTTTCTTCATTTACTGTATTACTCTCTAACTGTTCTCTTAAACTATCACGTTCCTCTATATCCTGACCAGCTTTCTCCCAAGCTTTACCTACATTTGTTGCAATTTTACCTGCACTTTCAGAAAGATCAGATAAAAGTTTACCAACTTTCAAATGATGTTTAGCTTCATCCTTACCTTTTTTCATGATCTGTTGAGAAGCAATACGTATATTCTTCTCTCTAAGATCTAGTTTTTTCTGTTCAAAAGAATGGATCTCTTGTTTGTTTTGAATTTCCTTAGCATCTGACCTTTGTTGAGAGGAGATATATTCCTTACCTCTCTTTTCTATAGCTAGTGCGTTTTGTTTAGATGCATTAATAAGAGTTTGATCACGTCGCCGTAGCTCCTTCAGACTCCCATACCCAGGATCTTTTTCTTCAAAACGACCGCCTTTCGAGCCGTAGCTCTTATATTTAGTCATTGTTTATTTTGTTAAAGTTACTACGATTTGGCCAGGTATGCTCCACCTACTGAGCCTGCAGCACCAGCAACTGATGAAACAAAGGATAGCCATCCTGTATTAGGTGCTCTATAACCACCAACTGGTTCTGGTCCAAAGTCGAACTCTTGAATATCTCTTGGATAATCAAACTCAGCGATTGGTGTTTTAAATGGTTTAGGAGGTACAGGTAATTGACCTGGTGCTAACATTTTATTAGCAAAGGCTGCTAAATTAGCACTCTTCTTATCAGTAGCGATTTCCTTTAATGCAGAATGTACACTACGAGTACCACTTAGAAAAGATTCAGCCATGATAGCTTCACCTCTACCATAAGCAGCTAGTTCAGATTGTATTGCTTTACTAGCACTACGACCTGACCCACCTCTTGCTTTAATTTGTCCTGACTTTACTAATGCTTCGATGGCTAGATCATGGTTTTCAAATGCGAATTCATTCCGCATCTCTTCCATTCTAATCATCTCTTGGTCAATAGCATTGACAGAACTTTGTTCGTTTAAATTTATATGTTGATTATATAACTGTTCAGATCTAACAAATTGTTGTTGTAACGATTGTTGTTCAGAATTACGTATTTGTAAATCATAATTCCATTTCTGATTATTTACATTATCTAAATATTGAGCAGTTCTTTCTTCATTCCGTCTTTTGAGATCAATCGTATCCTTCATGTGGGAATGATCAGCTCTTAACTTCTCCTTCCCTAATTCATATGCTTCTTTATTGTAAGCATCTGCTCTTGCTGTTGCTTCATTTTGAGCTTTAGTGGCTTTATCAGATGCACTTTTCTGAGCAAGTCCACCAACAACAGCAGAACCGACGACAGCTACAGCTGGCCAACACATAGTTAAGTCCTCCTATAAAATCTAGGTGTATAGTTACCTTCCCACATCATTGAATTTAAAGACACAGGGAATGGTGAATCATTGAAGATTCTTAGTTGAAAATTTTCAGTTCTTTGATGTACAGGTAAACTAAACACTGATTGATCAGATAAAGCTATATCATTAGCTAAATATGTATCAGCAATTGCAGTTGGGTTTAAGTTATACCATTCATCTAGGTAGATAACTACAGTTGCACCATTAGCTGGTGCTGTACCAAATCTAATTTCAGTATCACTTAAAAAAGAAAATGCTGATGATTGCTGTTCCACATTATTAACTCTAACTTTAATTTGATCTCGGTCGATATAAGATATATCGTCTTCAATCCAAGCAAAGTCAGTATTAGAACCATCTCCAGTAAATTCTTTTTTACCTTGTCGTACACCTGTAGATTTAAGTTTGAATGACATCACACCTGAAAGACCTACTGCAAATTTCATTCTTGCAATAGTTAATGGTGCTGTAAAATCTGTAATTTTCTTTTCGTTATCTTGCCTAAAATATGTTTTAGGTAAGACTATATCATAGTCATATTTCCAACCAACAATTACATCAGCAGCTATGCTAGATAAATTCTTTTTAGGGACTTTGAAATAAGGATCCCCATCATTAGTTATAACTTCTGGTGTTAGTGTAAACCCTGATTCAATAAATTGTCCAGTTGCTGTAGTACCTTTGATAATAATAACTGGTGTTAAATCAGTTACATTAGCCCAAGGTATATAGCATTTAGAAAAGTCATTAGTGGAATCATATACAACGGTTGCATTATTTGCTGCATTTCTTGCGTTGCTATATAAGTCCATACAAGGGTTAACTTTATCACCAACATTATTTACAATGATAGCATCATCTGGACTTTGACTTAAGTTAGCTCTACTTAATGTAACTTGATTACCTTGTTTAGTAACTGCAAACATATCATCTGAATCGACAAAAGCAGTTTGAACAGTACCTGGTAGTTCCCAATTAAACCATGATTGTACAAGTAGTGCTTGTCCATCTGCATAAGTTCTATATAAATAGATCTTACGATCAGATTGGCTAGATAAAGCGATGAATTGATTCTGTGGACTAGCAATGAACGTATCTATTGTAGCTGGGATCCATTCAGAAACAACTCTTCCTACATCTAAAACCTGTGGATTTTCTTCCTGACCACGTGTGATCATTCCGAAGACTCTTGTATAACTGGCTGTTTTACTTATGAAATTTATATTCGTACCCATATCTACAGGGTCAACATCTGTATCCATCTCGTAGTTAGAGATAGCTTTTATGACAGTTGTCGATGGTGTAAGAATTCCGTCAGCCGATGACATTAAAAATTGTTGATCCTTACTAAAGAGTACTAAACCCTGTGGCGTAGGAAGAACACCGTGTAATGCGGCTGGTCGAATTGTTGCACAACTTAGATCAACTGGATCTGAATCGGTAACTACTTGTGCGGATTTAAAATAGAAGTTATAAAATTCCCCTGATTGACTCATCGAAACATTATCTTGTGATAAGAATCCGAGTCTATTATTATAAAAAAATGATTGTTGGATCTTTGAACCTACAAAACTAGGATGTTCATTGGTTACATCATCACCAACTAAACGTTCAGTATAGGTTACTTTCTGAAATGTAAATGTATTAGTAGAATTATTTACTAATTCATGTGGCATTGTAGCATTATCTAATCCTGCAGATTTACTAGGATCTTTAGCTTCTTCCCAGAAACCAGTACCAGATACACCATTATCAGCTTGGAACTCAGCAAAATATGTATCATCTTCTGATAAGGTATTTTGAATTTTAACTAAATGACCTTGGAAAGATTGAGTAGGTAATTGTGTTATGTTATCTACTTGATCTTGGAACACAATTATCTTATCATTTGCTGCACCACCTTTAGCTTCTATAGTAAAGGCTGTTCTTGTACCACTAACAACACGACTTAAATGTAAGTTATTATTATACTTTGTAACAGTTAATCCTGATATACTTAAATTATCAATACCAGTTTTTAAAGTAGTAAGTAATCCATCATAAGTTTCTGTACCACCTGTTGTAGTTGTAAACGTTTGACCAGCTACAATAACAGTATATGTTGAACTCAAAGCAGTACCTGATAATACTAATGTAGCTTTTGTATTAGCTACAAAAGTAGGATCAGCTTGTTTAGCTGCTACTATTAAATTGTTTGTTATTATAGATGTATCTTGTACAGTCAGTACATCATAGTTTGTACGTGCTCCTGTAAGGTATGCCTGTGCGCCTGTACCATAGTTAACAGTACACGCTACTCCAGTTGTAGCATTCCATATATCTATGTCCCCTGTGGAGCCTCCTAGAGCTGGTTTAATACATCCTATATATTTCTCATCATTATCTCTATGGATATAGAACCATTTAGATGCATCGTATGTAGTACCAGTACCTAAAGTTGCTAGCCATTTAAAGCCTGGTCGTTTTGTTAAACCGAAAGTGGGATCTGGATAAGCATTTAAACATTCTCTAACTTGACCTGGTAATTTTTTATCATCAGATTGTTTAGAGACACCGCCTAAATAATTATCTACCCTTTGTGTTACTGCTGACATTACCTGTATAAAGCTTTGTATGGTTTATAGCTGACATAATTATCTTGATGGTGGTTCGGTTTCCCGAGGAAATTATGGTCACCTTGGTTGCATTCATATTCTAATGCTATAGCTCTTTGATAAGCTTCAGCAGTTTGCAACATTTGATATTGATTAGGGTCTCCAACAATTCTACTTGACACTTGTACTGCAGCTCTAGCTACAATAAAATCTTGTATAGGTTGTGGTAAATCTACCCAATCTAATTCCCAAATAATATCGCATTCAACTGTTTCATCAGTCCATTTATAAGTATGGTTATGTCGATCATATAATTTTCCTGATCTTCTTACACCATCTTTATCCATGTTAGCAGAATTTTCTGTTAATTCTATTTGTAATATATTGTTTGCTATTGGAATCTCATCATCGGTATCAGGTGTGAACTCATAATGTTCTTCTTTATTAAAAGTCCAGCCTTCTGCCTGTACCTCCCTTGACACCTGTAATAAAGTATCGTATGCAATCGCAACGTCAGGGTTGGTTTGATCGAGAGTGGTTACAGGAGCCTGACCAACTGACGCCAGTATTTGATTTATAGCAGGTAGCTCTTGAGCTGCGTTAGTGGTTGGAAAGGGCATGGTTAATATTTGTAAATAAAAAAAAGGGGACTCCGAAGAATCCCCATATAGATGTGCTTAGAATGCAGCGTTACCGGATGAACCAGTAGCAGCACCAGCAACTAATTCGACAGCAGCAGCTGGGTTTAGGTAATCAGCTCCCATTGCCAAGCGACCAAGAATAACGTCACCCTGGTAAACCACGGATACATCACCTGATGTTACTTGAACTTGAGGACCGATTGCTTCTACACAACCTGCGGCTTCTTTCTGGAAGATCAAACCACAAGAGTTAGCGAATTCTGTTTCTTCACCATACTCGTTGTTGATTCCAGTTACATCGTTAGCAGCGTCTTCGACAGCTTCACCAA